TAGAAATACTACCTGGTACTGGTGAAAAAGATCTACCTGATGTATTCCCAGAAGATAAAACAATTTTAGAAAAAACAAAAGATGTTTTTTTAGGTCCAGGCAAATGGTTAGCAGAGCAAGTATCAAAAAAACACAGCCCTTATTACATAAAACATGCACTTGAAAACTATAGAAAGAAAATGGGGTACGACCATCCTATGTTATATGAAGAAGCAGAAGAAGATGAATGGCTTAAACAAGCATTAATTGATATAGACCTAGCTAAAGAAGGAGATTTATCAACTAAAGATTTTGAAGAAAGATACATGCCTGAATGGCAATTAGCTCAGAGATATCCTGAAAGATATCCTGAATATCATCGTGGTGACGGTCAAGTTCTTCCCAACTACTACGCACCACAAGACGTGCACCCTGGTACGGGAGATGATACTGATCCAACTGATCCAGATTGGGATGTTGGAAGGTTAGATCAACCTTTTGATAGAAGTACACCTGGACATGATTTTAGTTCAGAATATTTTTATGGAGCAGATGGTGGTAGACCAGGATTTGCTGGTGGTGGAATAACAGATTTAAGACAAGCATATGGTTTAGGAAAATTCGTTAAGAAGATTGGTAAAACAATTAAGAAAGTTGCAAAGTCACCATTAGGTAAAGCTGCGTTGATAGGTGCTTTAGGTTTTGGAATACCAGGTACAGGATTTAGTGGTCTTCTTGGTGCAGGTAAAGGAGCTGCTTTAAAAAAAGCATTCTTTGGAGCTAAACCTTTTAAATATGGAGTTCCCTTTACGGATGCTATGCAAACATCTGCAGGAACAAAAGGTTGGTTAGGTAAATTAGGTTTAACTCAAGGCAGCGGATCATTTATGCCAACAGCCCTTGGTGGTATTACAGGTCTATCAGCACTTGGTGGTTTGTACACAGGTATGACTGGTGATAAGGATAAAGATGAAGGGTACAATAAATGGTTAGCAGAAAAGAATAAATGGCTTGCTCAAATAGGAGACTTTCCAGTAACACCTGTAGATCCTCTTTATCAAAGAGATTTAATGACAGCGGCTGACGGTGGAAGAATTGGGTATGCTAATGCAGGAAGTGTGAGGAAAGATCCTGATGAAGTAGTAGCAGGAATGGACAATGAATTAAATCCTGGAATAACGGATCAACTTTTAAAAGGTATTGATAGAGATAATGAAGATCACGGTGTTAAATTTTGGAGATTTAAACACAATTACACAGGTAACGGTGTTATGGATAAGTTAATGCCACTTTTTAAATTAAAAGGTGACATTACAGATGCTAGAGAAGGTAGAGATATTATTATAACTACTAACCGTAACGAAAAAGGGTGGAGTGTAGTAACATCTATTATGTGTGATGATGTAAGTATGTTAACTGAAGATACTACTAAGGCTAACGATTGGTTTAACAACGAAGAAACATTTAGAGATGTTTACGCTAAAAAATCTCCAGAATATTTAGAGATAGTAGCAAAAAATATGACACCTGTTTGGGATTCAGAACAAAGTAAATATGTTGCAGAAGAAGAAAGAGAAGAATCAGAAACTGCTTCATTAGAAGAAGAAATAACTTTCTTAAGAGAGGAAAGTAACACCCCACAAGTGGAATCTTCAAATGAAGATGATGATGAAGTTACTGTGACTAATTTAGAAACTGGTGGTGATGATTTACCATTTTAATTTATTATAAATGTTAAAAGTAGGTCATCTTTTTGGGTGACCTATTTTTTTAAAAAAAAATATATGGCTAAGAAACCAATTAAGAAAAAAACAAGTGATTTTTCTAGTATACGTAAAAAGTTTTCTTCTAGTGATAAGTATAAAGAACAGAAATACTTTGATTTAGGAGAATCATTTCAAAAAGCAACAGGAATTCCTGGTCCTGCTATGGGTCAAATTAATATGTTATTAGGACATTCAGATACTGGAAAAACAACTGCACTAATACAAACTGCAGTAGATGCACAGAAAAAAGGTATATTACCAATATTCATTATAACTGAACAAAAATTTAGTTTTGAACACGCAAAACAAATGGGTTTAGAGACTGAATATATTGAAGAAGTAGATGAAAGTACTGGTGAAATAGAAGCTTATTGGGATGGATTCTTATTATATAAGTTAGGATTTGAATACATTGAACAAGCTTTCGAATATGTGACTGAAATTTTAGATGCACAATCAAAAGGAGATATACCACATGATATTGTATTTTTGTGGGACTCCATAGGAACAATACCTTGTAAAATGAGTTTTGAAGGTAAAGGTGGTAACCAACATACTGCTAGAGTAATATCAGAAAAATGGGGTATGGGAATGGCTCAAAGGATAACCTCTTCTCGTAAAGAGAGTTCTCCTTATACTAATACAATGGTATTTGTTAACCAACCTTGGGTAGAGTTACCCGATAACCCATTCAGTCAACCCAGAATTCAACCTAAAGGGGGGCAATCAATTTATTTATCTTGTGCGTTAGTATTCCTTTTTGGGAATCAAAAAAGTGCAGGAGTATCTAAATTAAATGCAACAAATAAAGGACGTAAAGTAAACTTCGCAGTTAGAACTAAAGTGGGTATACATAAAAACCATATGAATGGTTTAGGTTATGCTGATTGTAGAATACTGGCGACAACACACGGATTTATTGAAGACGATAAGAAAGCTATTGATTCTTATAAGTCTGACTATAAAGAATATTGGTCTACGGTATTTGATAGTGTTGGTGAAGAAGTAGATTTTACAATAGAAGAAGGAGAACATATTGATGCACCCGTAGAATATGCAGATCAATAATTTTTTATTAATTTTGTAATCAATATGTTAAGTGTCGAGACCAACTAAAAAACCTAAATATACCCACACTTTATTAGTAGATGGTGATTCATTGTTAAAAACCGCCTATCATGGTGCAAAAAATCTTTATTATAAAGAAAACCATATAGGTGGGATTTTTCAATTCTTAACTATGTTAAGAAAAAATATTAATGAGTACAGATACGATAGAGTTTATGTATTTTGGGATGGTGTTTTTAGTGGCAGGTTAAGATATGATATCTATAAAGATTATAAAGGTAATAGGGATAAAGATTTTTATTGTGAACAACCACCATCAGAACCTGAATTATATATTCAAAAAGAAAGAGTAATTGATTATTGTGAAGAACTTTTTATTCGTCAATTTATTGATGAGGTTGTAGAAGCGGATGATGGAATAGGTTATTATTGTAATCAGATTAAAGATAATGAGAAAGTTGTTATAATGACTAACGATAGAGATATGTTACAACTACTTAATGAAAGAGTGGGAGTATATGTTCTTAATCTTAGAAATATTATTACAATATCAAATTATAATCAATATTTCACACATCATTATAGTAATGTTAAGTTATTAAAAATGATTTCTGGTGACGCTAGCGACAATATAAAAGGTATAAAAGGTGTTAGTGAAAAAACATTAATAAAATATTTTCCTGATTTCTCTTCCAAAACTTTGACATTGGAAGAAATTTTTAGTAAAATTGAAGAAATTCAAAGTCAAAGAAAAAGTAGATTGAAAACATTAGATAATATAATTAATAAAGTTACTGTGGGAGTACAAGGTGAAAGTATTTTTGAGGTAAATGAAAAAATTATTAATCTAAAGAAACCTTTGTTAACTGAACAATCTAAAACCACTTTAAATAATTTATTTAGTTCTCCTATTGATCCCGAAAATAGGACAACTAAAAATGTAATTAAGATGATGTTAGAAGACGGATTAACAATGGCAATACCTGGGGGTAGAGACGGTTATATTAACTTTTTACAACCGTTTTTACGAATAATAAAAAAAGAAAAAAGTTATTTTAGTAAAATTAAAAATTAAAAATTATGAAAAAAAGATATGATAGTCTTCCTTATGAATTTTTATTATTGATTAACGGTAAACCTATAGTCGGTAGAAACTTTCAAATAAATGGATATAATGAAAAAAGTTTAAGATCTACAAAAATTAAAGATGTTATTGATGATGCAACTGAAGTCATAAAGAACCAATTTAAATTAAAAAGTAATTTTTATTTGTGGAAGTATTATAATCCTTATGCTATTCAAACTACAGAAGAATTAGATGAATTAAGACATGATATATATGAAAATGAAGATTTATTTACTTTACAAATTAAAGTTAAAGGAAGGGTTGTGGCACAAAAGATTTTTAGTGGTAATGACTACCCCCCAAAGGTAAGATATGATGTTGATATCAGATCAATTATTCCTGAAATCATCTCTATTATACAGAATGGGTTGAGTTTAAAAAAATATAGTCAAGAATATTGTGGTTACACGCTTTAGTGTATATTTATTAATAAATCAAAAAGGATTAAAGAATGACTAAAGAAAAAGATAAAAATTTAGGTTATTTAGGGTGGAGTTTTCAAATTAAGTTAGTCAAACAATTAATTGAAGATAATAAATTTTGTGAGGAGATTATTGATATAATCGATCCAAAATATTTTGATAACGAATATCTTAGAATAATTGTTGCTAGTATTAAAAATTATTATGAAAGTTATGAAACAATTCCTACTTATGACACTATTTTTCAACTTATAAGAGTAGAAATAAAAAGAGATATCGCCAGAGATTCTGCGATTGAAATGGTTAAAGAGGTAAAAAATTCAGATAATAAAGATTGTTTACACACACAAGAAGTTGCAACTAAGTTTTGTAAACAACAAGAACTTAAAAAAGCAACAAATAAGATACAAGGAATATTAGATTCGGGAGATTTTGATAGGTATGATGAATGTGAAGACATATTAAAAGAAGCTTTATCTGTTGGAGGAGAAAAAGATAATGGTATAGATGTATTTCACGCAATAGATGAGGTATTAAGTGACGATTTTAGAAGTCCTGTACCCACAGGATTAGTTGGTATAGACAATTTAATGGATGGTGGATTATCTAAAGGAGAATTAGGTGTGATTTTAGCACCTTTTGGTGTTGGTAAAACTACTTTAATAACTCGTATGGCAAATACTGCTTATAATCTGGGTTACAATGTAGTGCAAATCTTCTTTGAAGATAACCCAAAAGTCATTCAAAGAAAACATATGACATGTTGGAGTGAAATACCACTAAATGAATTAACTGATAGAAAAGAAGAAGTTAAAGCATTATTACCTCAGTTTAAAGAAAAAGAAGGAAATTTAATATTAAAAAAGATGCCGAGTGATGGCACAACAATTAATCATATAAAACAATATTTAAGAAAACTAACATCTAATGGTACAAAACCTGATGTTGTTTTTATAGATTATATGGATTGTGTTGTACCCACTAAACAGTTTAAAGATGAATATGCTGGTGAAGGAAACGTTATGAGACAGTTTGAAACTATGATATCTGAATTAGACGTTGTTGGGTGGACTGCAGTACAAGGTAATAGAAGTTCTATAGGTGCGGATGTAGTGAAAGCAGATATGATTGGTGGTTCGATTAAAAAAGGACAAATTGGACACTTTATTATATCAGTAGCTAAGACTTTAGAACAAAAAGAAGAAGGTACTGCTACTATGGCAATACTTAAGTCTAGATTTGGTAAAGATGGTATTATATTCGAAGATATATTATTTGATAACGGATCATTAAAAATAGACACTAGTATTTCTAGTGACGTTTCATTCTTAGAACACCAAAATGGTGAGGAGAAGAGAAAGTCTCAATTGGTTATAGATGCCATGAAAAAGAAAAGAGAGACATTAGGGGAAAATTAATAATAATAAATAAAATAAGTAGTTAAAAAATGGAGTTATCAAGCAAAATTTTATCGGATATTACTGTATATATGAAGTATGCAAAATATCTACCAGAATTAAACAGAAGAGAAACATGGGATGAATTAGTTACCCGTAATAAAGAAATGCATCAAAAAAGATACCCTAACATTGCGGATAAAATAGACGAAGCGTACCAATTTGTGTATGACAAAAAAGTATTACCCTCAATGAGAAGTATGCAATTTGGTGGAAAACCAATTGAAATATCACCTAATAGAATTTATAATTGTGCATATATGCCTATTGATCATATAGACTCTTTTAGTGAGTGTATGTTTTTATTGTTAGGTGGAACTGGTGTAGGTTACTCAGTACAAAAACATCATGTTGAGAAATTACCACCCGTAAATAAACCTTATGCGAAAAGAACAAAAAGATTTTTAATTAGTGACTCAATAGAAGGTTGGGCAGACGCAATTAAATTATTAATGAAATCCTATCTTAATGGTAAGAGTTCTAGAATAGTATTTGATTATTCTGATATTAGACCTAAAGGGGCTAGATTAGTTACTTCAGGAGGTAAGGCACCAGGGCCTCAACCATTAAAAGAATGTATCGTTAAAATAACTGGTATATTAAGTGAAAAAGAAGATGGTGAACAACTAACTACTTTAGAGGTACATGATATTGTATGTCATATTGCAGATGCGGTATTAGCGGGAGGTATTCGTAGAGCTGCATTGATTAGTTTATTTTCTGCAGACGATCAAGAAATGATTGGTTGTAAATCAGGTAATTGGTGGGAAACAAATCCACAAAGAGGTAGATCTAATAACTCAGCGTGTTTAATGAGACATAAGATAACTAAGGAATTCTTTTTAGATTTATGGAAAAGAGTTGAATTAAGTGGATCTGGTGAGCCAGGTATTTATTTTAATAATGATAAAGACTGGGGTACAAATCCTTGTTGTGAAATAGCTCTGAGACCTTATCAGTTTTGTAATTTATGTGAAGTCAACGTATCAAACATTGAGTCACAAGAAGATTTAAATGAAAGAGTTAAAGCCGCAGCTTTTATAGGTACACTACAAGCCGGATATACACATTTTCATTATTTAAGAGATATATGGCAGGAAACTACTGAAAAAGAAGCATTAATAGGTGTTAGTATGACAGGTATTGGTTCAGGTAGAGTTTTAGGTTACGATATGGAAGAAGCAGCTAAAGTTGTTAAAAGAGAAAATAGTAGGGTTGCTAAATTAATTGGTATTAATAAATCAGCTAGAACTACTACAGTTAAACCTGCTGGAACTACCTCACTTACATTAGGTACTTCATCTGGAATACATGCTTGGCATAACGATTATTATATTAGGAGAGTTAGAGTAGGTAAAAATGAATCAATGTATGGATACCTTCAAAACAATCACCCAGAATTAATAGAAGACGATTATTTTAGGGGACATGATACTGCAGTTATATCTATACCACAAAAAGCACCCAAAGGTTCAATATTAAGAACTGAGTCACCATTTGATTTATTAGAAAGAGTTAAAACAGTTGCAACTAAATGGGTTAAAAGTGGGCATAATAGTGGTTCTAATTCACATAATGTCTCCGCAACAATATCTTTAAAAGAAGAAGATTGGGAGTTAGCTGGTGAATGGATGTGGAATAATAGGGAACATTATAATGGATTATCCGTTTTACCATATAATGGTGGTACTTATGTGCAAGCACCATTTGAGGATTGTACTAAAGATGAGTACGAAAAAATGATGAAAACACTGTCAGAAATAGACTTATCTAAAGTAGTAGAAGAAAATGATGAAACAAATTTAAGTGGTGAATTAGCTTGTGCTGGAGGAGCTTGTGAAATTACTTAAAATAATGATTATTATTAAATAAAAAAAAGGTATCAAACGATACCTTTTTTTTTTATATAACCTTTTCTTTTAAAAAATTTATTGTAGAATATTTATATACATATGGCAGAAGAAAGATTTATAAATATTGATTTTCCTTTTAAGAACAGTGAGAGTGGTTTTTACTTTAAATTAAATCAAACTGATAAAGATGCAATTAAGGCTGATTTACTTCATCTTTTATTGACTACTAAAGGAGAAAGATTGTATATGCCAGATTTTGGTAGTGATTTAAAAAAGTTTATTTTTGAACCTAATGATAACATAACACATAGTGAAATTAAAGACAATTTAAATGAGACAATAAAAAAATATATACCAAATTTAGTTGTAGATAGTATAGATTTTAAAAAAAATGACATTGAAGAATTAATAATAGTTGAATTAAAATATACAGTAGTAGATGGTACTTTCGCATCTTCTGATATTTTAGAAATAACACTTTAAATATGAAAAAGAAAGTAAATTATAATAGTAGAAATTTTGCCGAAGTAAGAGCAGAATTAATTGGTTTTGTACAACAATATTATCCTGAAGTATTATCAGATTTCAATGACGCTTCCGTAGGTATGATGTTATTAGAGTTAAATGCTGCAGTAGGTGATATGTTATCATTTCATACAGACAGAATGTTTAATGAAACACAAATAAATTATGCACAAGAGAGATCATCACTATTAGAATTGGCTAGAACTTTTGGTTTAAAAGTTCCAGGTAAAAGACCTAGTATTACAATTGTGGAATTATCTGTTACTGTTCCAGTAGATGAAAATGATGGTACTAAGGCAGATGAAAGTTATGCACCAATATTATTAAAGGGTACACAAGTTACGGGTGCGGGTAAAGTGTTTGAGTTAGTAGATGATTTAGATTTTTCCTCCCCTTTTAGTAGTAGTGGTATACCTAATAGAAAAGTTTTACCTAATAAAAATTCCTCTGGTGGTATAGACAATTATAATTTAATTAAACAAGCTTTAGTAGTCAATGGTATTACTAAAGAATATAAAAGAGTTATAAGTAGAGAAGATTATAAACCTTTTTTAGAAGTTATTTTACCTGAAGATAATGTAATTTCTATTGACAATATAATTACATTGGAAGGAACAAATTTAACCACACCCCCTACTTTAGTTGATTATTCCACCTTCGAAAATAATTTTTATGAAGTTAGTGCATTAGCTGAGGCAGAAAAGTTTATTGAAGATCCTAATGTACCTACGACAACACAAGGTATTTTAGCTGGTAAATGGAAAAACATACCCCAAAGATTTATAAGTGAATATACGGACAATGGTTTTTGTAAAATTACATTTGGTGGTGGTGAAATAGATGTTTCAGAATTAAACGATTTTATTGGATGTAGAGGACAAATAACACAAATTGGTAATTTTGTTAATAATGATTCATTAGGAACTATACCTACACCTGGAAGAACTATGTTTATTAAATATAGAGTTGGTGGTGGTGGTGACAGTAATGTTGGACCTAATGTGTTAAAAGGTTTAGGCGAAGTATTTATGGTTACTACAGGTGAAGACGCAACAATAAATTTAAATGTAAAAAATAGTTTAACCGCAAATAACCCAATACCTGCTATTGGGGGTAAAGATCAACCGTCCCTTAACGAAATTAGACAATTAGTTAAATATAATTTTTCTGCACAAGACAGATGTGTAACTATAAAAGATTATATGTCTAGAATAAGTTTAATGCCTGGAAAGTTTGGTATTCCTTTTAGAAGTGGGGTTTGGGAAGAAAGAAATAAAGTTAACGTAACAATTTTGGCTTTAGATGAAAATGAAAATTTAACAAATACTTCTACTGATACGTTAAAAGAAAATATAGCAGAGTACCTATCTAATTATAGAATGTTAAACGATTATGTAACGATAAAAGATGGTAGAATTATTAACCTTTCATTTGAAGTTTCCGTATTTACAGATAAAACTACATCTAAAGGTGAAATTATGTCTTCAGTTATTGAAACAGTAGAAGAGTATTTTGATATAGATAGTTGGGGTATGGGAGAAAATGTTTATTTAGCTCAGTTAGTTGAAAATATAAATAATGTAGGTGGAGTATTAAATGTTACTGATTTGAAGATATTTAATAAAGTTGGTGGAAAATATTCATTAAATGAAATATCTCAACCATATATAGATGATGATAGTAAAGAAATAGATATTTCTGATGATTATACTTTATTTGGTGAACCAGATGCAATGTTTGAAGTTAAATTCCCAAATAAAGATATAAAAGTTAGGTTTAAATAGTTACTTTTCGTAGTTTATGAATTAGTTTTAAAAAAAATAGAAATTATGGGATGTAATACATGTAACGGAAAAAAACAAGGTGAAATGTCATATGATGATATTCCTGGAAAAGAAATTAATTTAATCCCATCTGCAATTGCAGATGGTAATTTTAACGAAATGAATATAATATTAAAATTAGTGACGACAGTAGTAATTTTAATGGCAATACCATTAGTATTAGTGGCAATTACCATTCAATTTATTTTACATATGTTTACCCCTAAGTGGTTACAAAAAATACAAGTAAAATGGTCACTATATTGGAAAAATAAAATTAGAGAAAGAACAGAAAAAAATAAAGTAAGAAAAAACACTGCAACTAGAGAAAAAAGAGAAAAACAGTTTTCTGACACACCAACATATAGTGCAGAAACTTTTAGTAATTTAGAAATAGTAGAAGATAACGAAGAAAATGAAGAATAGTAGATATGTCAAAATCAGTTCGAATAAGAACAACACCAAACGGAAAAGATAAGTATGTTAAGGTCGAACTTAAACAAGATTTTGACTTACTAGAAATTTTAAGTTTAAAAATTAAACAGGAAGATGTTTATGGAAATTTTTGTTCCGATCATGGTGTAGTAGCAGGTAGAGTTATAATAAATAACGGTTTTGGTGTACCAAATGTAAAAGTATCTATATTTATACCAAAAAATTCTAATAATCCTATAGTTGAACAATTATACCCTTTTGACAGTCCTTCACCTGAGAAGAAAAATGTTAACGGTATACGATATAATTTATTACCCGATAGTCAACAAACTTTAGATCACACACCGGTTGGTACATTTCCTGATAAAATAGGTATTTTAGATGATAAAATAAACTTAGAAATATACGAAAGATATTATAAATATACTACAACAACCAACGAATCAGGAGATTTTATTTTATTTGGTGTTCCTACAGGTAATCAAACACTACATTATGATATGGATGTTAGTGACATAGGTTTTATATCTGCTAGACCTTATGAATTAATAGAACAAGGTTATGCAGAAGAGTTATTTGCGTCACCATTTAAATTTAAAAGTAGTAGAAACTTAGATAGTTTAACTCAAATAGTTAGTCAAAACATAAATGTTTTAGTCCAACCATTTTGGTGTGACAGTTTAAGTACGGGTAGAGTTATTGGAATTACCAGAGAAGATATTAGTATAGATTCTATAGAATTAACACCTACGGCAATGTTTTTTGGTAGTGTATTATCAGATGATGAAAAAGACTCTGTTAATAAAAATTGTAGACCTAGAAAGAAAATGGGTCGTATGGAGGAAATGATTACCGGTAAAGGACAAGTTGAGGCTATATATCGTACTATAGATGGAGATATAGAAAAATACGATATTGATGAAGATGCAATAGATGAAAATGGTACATTTGCATTACAATTACCAATGAATTTAAGAAAAGTAGTGACAGATGAATTTGGTAACTTAGTTCCTAGTCCAGATGGTATTAAAGGTATCGCTACTGAGGCTGATTTTAGATTTAGAATCAGTATGGATGCCACAGGTAATGATAAAAGACTTAGGAGAAGGGCAAGTTTTTTAGTACCTAATTTAACAGGAAATTATAAATTCGATAACTATGATTTAAAAGAGTTACAAGAAGAAAAACCATATAAAATAAATAGACAGTTATCTACGTTTACTGAAAATACACCATATTCTGGACAAACTAATAATCAATATAACTATTTAGAGGATTTTTACACTTTAAGATGGAAAAAAGTTTATACTGTTAAACAATTCATTTCGAGATACCAGTCAAATAAAAAAGACAGAAATAGAAATTTTATTGGAATAAAGAGAATTGAAGATGGTGCAGGAACAACTAAATTTCCAATAAATAGGTTATTTACAAAAATAAATGCAATATATTCTATATTTTGTTTTGTATTAACTGCAGTCGGAATTGTTATCGCTTTCATAAATGGAATATTAAATTATATTAATAGTTTAATAACATCCATATGCCAAATACCTATTATATGTGGGTTAAAAGTAGTTAGTAATATACGCATAAGATATGGTAATCACGGTTGTAATACTCCTGCATGTAGCAGTTCCATTAATATATTTAATTTTCATACTTACATAGGCTTAACAAAAAAGATTGGGTTCACTGTTTGTTTAAAGTTAAAATTATGTTTTAGAAAAAAATGTGTTTTTGGTGGGTGGTTATGTAAACGTTGTAATGACACATGTTTTCCAAATACCAATCCTGGACATAGTTGTTGTAGAGATATATCACCAACCACAGGTTCATCTGAAAAAAACAATGATAACGAAAATTGTACTAGTGGTAGTTTTGATAGAAAATACGGTTGTCCTAGAAATGATTGTGCATTATGTATTGATGGTACACCTGAAGATAATAAGGATAGAGGTTGTTGTCGTTCTTGTTGTACAAAAATTAATTTAATTGCGTTAAGTTGTCCTGAAGATAATGCATTTCCCACAATTAGACCTTCTCTAATATATACACCATTGGCTAGAAATGTATGTAATGAAACATTTGTTAAAATAAATAGTTGTAAAGAGTGTTCTGGAAGTAGCACACCTCAAATCAAAGAGTGGGTTAAGTGTAAATTAGAGGGTGTCGCTAATTGGTTAAATATGTTAAGGTTTGAATTTTATAATGATTGGGTTAGTGGTACGTTATACTTTCCATTAATAAAAAGAAAATATAAACTTAAAAAAAGAAAAAAGAAAAGAGGACAATTAAAGAAAGATAAATTCTGTGACTTTGATTGTGCACCTGATTATCAAACACCACTTACATATAACAAATATAGGGTTATAGTTCAAAATACTACTGCAAATCAAGAAGAAATTATTGATGTAAATGGGTGTAGGGTTAGAATCAGAGGATCAAAAAGATATGTTACTCCGTGGTTTGGTAAATACGTAGCTAATGGTAACGCACAAGTATTAGAAGATATTGCAATACTAAATGCAAAAGAATCTTTAAAATTTACAGGTGTAGATACGGCATCCAACCCTTGTACTTTACGATTCGACGATCCACTTGTGTTTCAAGCTTTTGATGATAATGCAAATATAGAGATTAGAATAAATGATTCTAAAACTATTAAAACGTTTCCTGGTCCACATGGTAGACCTAATTATGTTGAGGTTGAAGATCCCGTAACTGGATTGAGTGTGTGGGAAAATAGAGGTGGACACTCACATCATAAAAATAAATGTAATACTGTTTATCGAGTAGAGAAAGAAGAATATTTTAGATCCTCTGTTGGTTGCCAAACAGATTTAGGTAATAATAATGCAGGTTCAATAGATGCAGATTTCATTACATCCCCACCCGATCCTGAGACACAACCAGGTGAAGACATACCCAACAACCTTCAACCACAAAGTTGTCCCCCTACTGGATGTATAGATCCTTGTCAAAGTGCGGTTCAAGGGTGTACTAATAGATGTCCTTGTACACAACATAATAGTTATAACGATAGAAATATAAAACACGGTATTATTGCGTGGGAAGACGGTAAAATATATTACGCATCAGTTATGAAAAAACCTGATGCGGCATATAATACTTTACCTAGAAATTATAAAGCAAATTTATTATATCCTACAGATTTAGTCGAAATGGGTAGTTCAGTATACTGCGATATAGATGATGTACCATTTGTAATTAATGATTTAGAACCCACAACTTCTAGATTAAGTGAGGAAGGTTTAGAATATGATTTTGAAAATCAAAATGCTAATCCTATAGTAGTTAATTCTGTGGAAGAGAAAGATGGAATAGTAAATCTTAGAGCTTATGTTTCTTTTGGTTGCACAAGAGTAAATTGTTTAAATACTACTGCAGGTGTGGTACAATCACAAGTAGGTATAGATTTAATTGATAGTAACGATTTAGGTATGGAAGTTGGACAGTGTTTTACATATTATGAACATGACTCAGAAACTAGAGATTATTTCTGTAGGAGGTTTAGTACTTTTAAGAATGATGATTTAGAAGTAAACTATATGAGACCAGGATCGAACGAATTTGATAATCTTTATGATGTTTATCCTTCTGCACAGTTTACATCAGGAATACCATCAGTAAATTACTCTATAGATGGTGTTTTAATACCTAATAGTATTAATGATGGTGATGAATTTGTAACAGGAGATAGATGTGGTTTAAAAAGTAATGGTAATTTTTTCTATGGTGCAGGTTGGAAAGGAGGGAATAACCCATTTCCTAGTGAATTTTTAGATTTTCCTAATATGTCTAATATTAATGATAAAACAAACCCACAAAATTTTGGGGTAAAATACTCAACCTCACAGACACCATATTATCATTATTTTGGTTTAGTACCAGGTAAAAGTGCATTACATAGATTAGTTTCTAAATATTTTGCAGATAAGATTGATGAAGTTACATTACAAGGATTAGGTAACAATGAAAAAGCCGGTTCTAATACTTATAACCAACCAGGATTTAGAGATATTGGACAAAATAAATTTACCGCACTTAGAAGTTGTTTAGGTGAGGCAGTCATTACAAGTGCTTCAGAAAGTGCTGCAATATCAGATTTAAGTAATAGTGGTGTAATATCATTACCAAACGGAAATGCGGCAGTCGGCAAAAATAGTGGAGGTTCATCCGCAATACCAAATAATCTTAAATATCAGATAACAGGAGTTAATGAGGTAGGTAATACTAATACTTTTTCTACTGATAAAACAAATAATTTTGGGCAGGTTAGCCCTACTAAGATATTTGTTACTTCACCTAATGCAGAATTAAAAATAGAAATTAGTACTGGATCAGTACAATCAGGTTTCCCACCTGCACTTACAACAGGTACCGGAAAATTTGCTATTTATAATGATAATACTACTACTCCCGTAGACACAAACGTAATATCATCTTTCAACGCACAACCAAACCCACAAAATGTTATTATTAGACCTATATTTGGAATGTTGAACTCAACTACTGATACAATTAATTTTACAATAAAACAAACTGGTACATATAACGTTTATTTAGAATATATTACAGGTAGTAATAATACTAACGGTTATATAAAAATAACTTAGAAAATATTTATATATAGTGAAAGATAAATTTAAAATATTATTAAATAAGGAAAAATCAGTAAGATCAGTTAATAGAACTGAACACATACCTTTAAATTTAGAAAATAGTAATAAACTATTACCATTAAGTGATGAACAGGCGGTTGTTAATAGTTATGAACAATTTGAGAAAGAAAGAAAAGAATCACACATATATAGATTTTATGGTGTATTAAATAGTGTTGTTAGTAATTGTTTATATAATGAAAATATAAGGATTTTTGAGGATAATGGTGTTGTAACTAGTGAACTTATTAGATCTAATAGTATTTTTGTTACTGATGGTTGGTATGGTTATTTTGAACCGCCCGATACTGATGTTGCTCAAATACAAAATGATAATGAGTCATCTAGATGTCAATTTAAAACTTTTGATCCTGGTTTTGATAGATTATCTATGATTGATTATGATGGTAAAGAGAACTATCTTTTGAAAATTACTTATCCATTTGAAAGTAGAGATATTAATTTAGTAGAAAATAACGGAAACATAAGTTTAAAAGACGGTTTACAAATAATAGATAAGGGATCAGTTACTATAAATAATAGAGAGTATGTTTATTTCAAAACACCTATAAATCATGCATTAGAAGAAGATGATGAAATTAGACTTTATAATTTTATAGATAATACTAATAATGGTTTATATCTTAATGAAAGAACTTTTAATATTGTTAAGTTAGGTGACGAAGAAAATAATAATCTAAATAGAATATTTGTTATAGATATAAATCCACAAGACATAGATTTCACTAAAGGAATATCTACAATAAAAAGGTCAATAGATAACGTAGTTTCTGAATATTACGTAAGAAGATTAAAATGTTTAACTACAGAAGAAAAAGACTATGACATTTATCCCTCTGCATATGGTGTAAATTATTTTGATGATATGGAAGCGGGATTTTATTTTAAAAAAGATGTTGATGTAGAAGGATTAAGAGATAACTTAGGTAGACCACTAAGTACATTATTTTTTACTATTGTAAAAAATGATAATGATACAGATTATAGTGACATTAAAAATGTTTTTTTTAGAGACAAACAAAAAAATCTACCAGATAAAATAAAAAATAGATTTTGGATGCCAATTATTGGTGGTTATGAAACAGAACAAGATGTTAAAGTAAATTATAATATAAGGGCAGTTGGTTCTAATTATCCTGGAGGAAAACCAAATTACCCACAAAATTATTTTGAAAATATAGATGAGAGCAATCTTGAGTTTGATAATGATATTGTAGAATATAATGAAAAAAACTTAAGTGAAATTGTATTAGAAGAAGTTTTTCATAGAATTAATACTGTTTATAGAGATAATTTAAGTATTATTGATTCAGAAAAAGTAGATAAAAGAGAAGGATATATTTATAATCCTCATACTCCAATTACTATAAGAGAATATTCTGAATATGTTGAGGAAGGTGATTCACAAAACACACTAAATATACCTGATTATGCACATCTAAAATACTCTGCTAACACAGAAAGTTTACCAACAGGACCACTAAAAACAAAACCATTAACCACAGATTCTATAATTTATAGATGGAGAGATTTATTAGAAATTGGATTTATTGATGGTAATGGTAGAGGGGTTGAATATCCGTTTGAAAGTGGTGCACATTATATATATTTTGATAAGAATTTTTATCTTTATAGACAAGATCCACCATGTGTTGTGGACTTCACAACTCAACAAGTAACATTACCATCTGAGAAAGATAAATTCACTGCTTTGTGCTCAGAACCTACTTTTTTTGAATATACACCGGATGATTTAATAAATTTATTAGGTAGTAATATACCAGTAGATTTATTAGATCCTCAGTTGCAACCTACCGATGTTGATATCAAATTTATTACTTATTCTGGCAATTACGAATTAGGTGAGAGGGATACTCCTGGTGGTTGTGCAGATTATTCGTCATTAAATCAAAAAACAATTACTGATGTCTGTTAATAAATTTAAAATACCTATTAGAGATATAAATATATCAGGAACTACAATTAATTTAAATGTTAATTTAGATTTTTCACCTGTGGATAATGCAGAATTAATAAAGACTAAATTAATTGATGACGAAATAGAAAAGGCAATAAATCCAATAGACGATTATAAAAAAGTTAGATTTTTCCCTTGTGATAATAATTGGAATATTATAAGAAAGTTCAAAATTAATATAAATTTCTTTAGAAAAACAAATAACGGTTATTTTTATAGTAACAGTCCAAGTTATAATGGTTCTTCTTATTATGGTGAAATAGGTTTTAGATTTGATGATTTGTTTTGTAGAACCGATAGTGTTATGAATAGTTTTATTAGATTTAGTTATTATGACACAAATGTATTACCTAATAATTTAATTGCATCTACTAATATATTTACACAAATACTAAATGATCAGAAAAATGAGTATGGATTTGTTTTAACTAAAGATGAATGTCCGGTAAGTTTTGTTTTGGGTGATTCAACTTTAGAACCAGAAACAGTTCATGAAGGATACTATATATATTGGTTTCAAGATTTAGTAGATAACGCCCCAAATAAAGAGTATGTCATATATCTAGAAGTAACATATCAAAACGCTAAAACAGGAGAATCTACCTTACATTATTCTAGAAAAACTACAGATTTTAATAATCTAAATTTCAATCAGATAAACGATAATAGATTTTTAAAAGTAGTTTTAAAAAATGATAATGGTATATATAAATACAGATTTGAACCTAATAATGAGCAAAATGCATTTAATGGTGGTCCGGGAGGAATAAATTTAAATCCACAAAGTGGATTATCTGACTTACCATATTTAACATTTTGGCAAGTAGAACCAAACATTAAAAACTAATGGAAATAATAAAAATAAAAAGATGTATTAGTAATTATGTTAGTAAAGAGTCTAATGATAATTATGGTAAATTATTAAATGATAATATATGTGTAAATGTATACTTAACTCAAAAAATGGAAGATCAAGGAATTTTTACTGATTTTTCTTTTAACCCACTTTTACCATATTTAACTGAAAGACCTACTAATTTAGGTGAATTTAATTCGTTTACTTATGGTAGATTTCCTGCGGCACCTCTTAGTTTTTATATTAATGAATCTATAAGAATAAATGGTACAACTGATGACGGTAAAATAGCAAATGTTTCCTCATATAGAGTAGATGTAAACACAGGAAAACCAATTTATGTCAATGATTTAGATATGACAGGTAATTCTGATTTGATTTTTACGGGGGTAATTAATCAAGATAGTGAAAAAATACACTATGTTATAAATGCAGAATCTAACAATATTAATAGTAGTGGGATACATTATATTACTTTTTTTAATGAGTATGTTGATAAAATAAATTCGGAAGGTAATAGAGAGAGATATAGGAAAACAGATTTTTATACAGATTTAAATAGTATAAATGACAATATAGTAACATTATCTGCAATAACTAAACAAGAAGAATATTTAGGGTTGGTTTTCAAACCAGAAGTTGATAGTGAAGTATTTATTAATAGAGGTGTGGCAGATATTTTTGAGAGACACGCTTTGTTAGGTGAAATAAAAACAACTAATGATATTGATACTAATAGGGGAGGATTTATAAGAACGTAAAAAAAATAAATTATGGCAACAGGAAATTATGGAACAATAAGACCGGCAGATGTATCGGTAGAGGACGTAGAAATTTTATATTCTTACAGTCCCAATAGAGGTGAAAATAGCAGTGAAAGTATACTGATTAATTTAGATCCAACACAAGTATTAATACCTGCGAATAACCCTAATGATAGTGGAGAGATTTTAGGTGGTATGTATACTCTAAAATTACCTACAAATGAATTTGCAGCTAAAGGTATTTACAATATAATAATAAGACCAAAACAAATAAGAACTACAATACAAGCATGTGGTGTTTTATCAAGTAGTCCTGATATTATAGGAATTGTTTTACAACTAAACGATCCAAATATTAGCGGAGAAGATAAGGTTAAATTCGAAAATGGAAATTTAGTAGGATATAGAGTGGAATACCTATCAACTAATACTAATAGTGAACAGAAAAAAATGCAAAATTTGTATAGAGTAGTCACATCAAATAATAGAGTATTAAGTGTTGCAGAAAATGTGAGTAATGCATCGGCACAAGTAGCATCATACTCTTTTGATGATAGTTCTGATTTAGTATTTTGCACTTTAACTCCTTCTTCCGCACCATCCATTAAACCAAATATATTACCATATATTGGTGAGCCAGGTCAACCAATAATAATAACTAATACTTTTTTTAACCCAATTATGGTGGAAGTAGAAATGGTAGAACATGATGATGAAACTTTATCATATGCCTTATATGGTAACCAAACAAAATCTATAGACGATGGTATTTATACAATATATAACAATGATAACGAAATTTACAAACAGTATGTATTATTTGAAATAAAAGATCAGTTCACAGGTAAACCATTGTATGAAGTTAGGGAAGAATTGGAAAAACCAGATTTCACTAAGGAATTTGATGAAATAACAGATGTATAGTAATAAAATGAATGCCAACAACCAACCAAAATAATAATCAAAACAATAACTTTAATAGAACTATTAAGGTTCCTGGTTACGCTAAAAGAAAATTTTTTATAGACAATATAGAATATAGAAATTTTGCAGATGATTTAGTGGGTAATCAAATTGTTAATGATGGTGGAACACCCCTATTTACGTTGGGTAATTTTAAAGTTACAACTAATTTAAGTCCTAAGTTAAATAAAACTTACAATCAAGGTAGTTATTCTGATTTTTTTAGTTTAGATGATTTAGACGATGGACAAAGTGATAGTTTATTAATACAAAAAAACCAAAAAGCGGGTTTAAATTTAGATGATAGTAATCCTTTAACTTATGTTTTATATGGTTCTGTAGAAGAAAAAATACGTGTTTCTTTAGAACATATAAAAGAATATTTTCCTGCGGCAATATATGTTGAAGACGTTATAGGTTCGGTTAGTGGAAACAATATAACGAAATACGTTTATGATAGTTTAGCGGACGAATCTACATTTACAGTTAATACAAATTATTTTAATAATCCTTTTGGTTTAGTATATACTTCGGATAGTAAAAGAGTTAGTGATGATGATACATCAAATCCATTAAGAAATATTACAATTAATTATAAAGATTATGTTATAGAACACAATGGTATTAGTAAAAATATAATAAATTTCACTCCTGCTACAACCGTTACTAATAGCTTAGTTGAATTTGTGGTGGAAGGTAATCCATTTCCTGAAATAACTGGTTTAAACTTTTCTCAGTTTAGTTTTTTAAATAGTATTGGAGAAGGTTCTATACCATTTTTTATAAAACCTAATGAAATAAAAAGCGAAAATTTTTTTACTCAATTAAACGATTTAGAAAAAAATTTACTTAATAGAAATGTATATCCCATTTATACTGCCACATTTAAGACACCTAAAGAAACAGAACAAGGGGTAATAGTATTTAGCGAAGAAAAAGTTACATTTCCAGTATTAAATGATGGATATAATCTAAATTTATTTGACGGTTTATATATAACTTATCTTAATACAATAATAGATATTGGTGAGAATTTAGACAAGTTTAAAACTGATATAATAAAAAGAAAATATACTGCTGAAGTAATAACTGGTTTTGATACTTTACCTTCTGGTGATGGTAGTGAAGATTTAGAATTAGATGGGGCTAAAGCAAATAAATTATTAAGGATATATGGTGTTGAGTTTGATGAGGTAAAGAAATATATCGATGGGATAAAATTTTCACATGTTATTACCTATAATAAAAATAATAATACACCTGATAGTTTAGTTAAAGATTTAGCTAATATGTTAGGTTTTGGTGATTTTAATTTTTTAACCGATGTAAATATTCTAAAAAATATTTTACCTAGTAATGGTAAAGGTTTAATGAGTGGTACTTCTACTAATATGAGTTTAGAAGAAATAGATATTGAATTATATAGAAGATTAATTTTGAATGTGGCTTGGTTATGGAAAAGTAAAGGTGCTAGAAAAGCTATAGAATTTTTATTTAGATTTATAGGGGCACCAGAGTCATTAGTTAATTTTAATGAATATATTGTAGTGGCAGATAAACCTGTTAATATTCCACAACTTCAAAGTATGTTATACATTTATACGGGAAGTTCAGACATAAAAGATTTACCTTTTGATAGTGATGGTTATCCACTTCCAATACCAAATGGGGAAGATGTTATAATAGGTTTTGATAGTGAAAATAATCCTATATTTGATACAACTTGGTTTCAAAAAGCAGGTGGATGGTATAGAGAAACAGGTGGATTGAACCCACCTATAGATATTCGTGAAGGTAATAACCCACATCAAGGTAAATATGATGGAGGTTCATTTTATATGAATCAATTTATCACATCTATTTATCCTAATCAAATAAAAAGTGATTTTATAACTTTAACTGGGAATACTATATATCAAAATCAATTTTTAAATTATAACGATGGTTTTATAAATGGAACATCTGATGGGGACATTTTATATATTACACCAATTAACCCACTAAACAATCAAATTATTACTGAAGGATTAGACATAGAATTTTCAGTAGTCACTTCCCCACCTGTTTCGGGTGGTACAACATTATTTCAAGATTTATGTAACAATGCAAAACTAGAATATGACCAATGGGTTGAGGATATAAAAGAAAAATGTGAATTAATATATTCACCTGAATGGTTTAGAGTACAACAAAATTATATCATTGCTAAAAATAATTTAAATAGAGAGATAAATAGTAGGAATGGTAATAATAATGAGGCGTTAGAAATTTGTATAAATACGGATTGTGATGGTATTAAAGTAATTGAAAATCCTTGTGATTTTTACACTATGGTAGAAGATAATGGTATTATTTATTTTACTGATGAAAAAGGTACACAAGTTAATTTTGATGAGTTTCCTCAGTGTTGTGTAGCAGCAGGAGGACAATATTTTACATACACTAATCAACAAAATGAAGAATCATTCTTTTGTGCAACAGAACCTCCTTGTCCCGGTATACCAATAGAAAATACGGGAGAAGCAATTTTATGGCAATTAGAAGGATTAAATGTTGTTCCTGATAATATAATACGAATTAAACCTGATAACACATCACTTCCACAATATGAAGAAAAGTGTTTGAATGAAGCCAAAAGTAAAACTTTTAGAAGTGAAGAAGAAAGAATTAAATTTTTAACCGATTGTACTACTAAAGTTAGGAAAGAAATTTTAACACAAATTAGTACTAATACTGGTTGTAATGAATTTGAAATATCGGGTTGTTTTCAGTTAACTGAAGAGGGAGAAAAGTTTTTTGGTTTTATTGAAGACGAGTCCGAATTAGACGGATTTTCGACTAAGATAGGAGATAAGATTGCAGAATTTGTTATTTATGATAAAGACACTAATCCTGTGGGATATATTTCAAATGTTGCAGGCATTACTTTATCATTTAAGGGTTTAAGTGCAATTAATTACATAAAAAAACTTAATGGTACTGTTTTCCCTAATTATGAAAAACTTTATAGTAGTGAGGTAGTAAATAATCCTCAATTATCATTAGAAAAATATGTGGAAGCCGTAAGAAACGCACAACCGGTTACTAACTTTGAAAAATATTTTACTCCTGTGGATTGTGATGGTACTAATACTACTTATGATTCTACGGTAGAATGTTGTGCATATTATGGTTTTGATCATTATTATGTAAATAAAAGAAATGAAGATGGCACTATTACAACCGTAGTTTATTGTAGAGATAAAAATGGTGATTTTATAGATCAAGATGATTATGAGATGCCAGATCCACAACCAACAGAACCAATATATGACACTGATGGTAGAAGACCTAATACTTCCCCAACAATTACTAAACCCTCAAAGGGAGGTAAAAGTGAATTAAATAACCCTCAAAAAAGTATTGAAAAAGAAATAAAAAAGGTTGAAAAACAACAAAGAGAAGTTACTAAAAAGATTGATAATAGTAGGACTATAACTGGTAAAGAAAAATCTAAATTACGTTTAGAAAGAATAAATTTAGAACAAAGGAAAATTGAATTAAATACTCAAAAACAAAAAAATGAGTTAAAGAATACTAGAACAATTAAACCAGCCACTAGTAAAGGTTATACTAAGTATGAAGAAGGAACTAATTTAAATGCAGTAAAAAGTAAAGGAGACACTATTACTGTAATGTCTAATACTAAAGGAGTTTATAGTAAAGGTAACATAGGAGGTAAAGATGGTGAAGTAAATACTGACTTTGGTTCTCCTTTTGGTAATCCAGACTTTCAAGATATTACTAAATGGAAACTTGATAATATTGACCAATATGGTAGAATAACATTTGTATCTGTTGAAGATAGTAAGACTACATTGGATTGGAACGCCACTAAAGATAGTGGGGCAGATTTATATAAAGAATGTTGTTTAGGTAAAGGTTATGGTTTTGGGCAATTTCAGATAAATCCTGAAACTAATCAGTTAGTACCTTATAACGGTGAACCAAACAACTTCACAAATGGTTCTATTATAGATTCTTGTGTAGACAAATCTCATATATCTTGTGAAGACACACAAGATGTTAAACTAATTTTAGGTAGTAATGGTAGTGATGGGTTCTTTTTACCCACCAATAATGAAAGCAATGAAGTAACCATTAAATTTGATTATATGATTAAATATAATGCGGAATCCTTAATTGCGTGTGCGGGTATAGATTCATGTCCGATACCATTAGATTTATATACTAACAGTATATATAATTTAGATTGTAGAAACTTTATAGTGTTTACTGAAGGTGAACAAATTAAAAACACATTAAAAGATAATATTCTTCATATCGATACCGATATTGTACCGTTGGAAGGTGAAACATTAGATTTAACTAAGCCAGATAAAGATGGAATACCTAATTTAATACCGTATTGGGACAGTAATAATATACAAGTATGGCAAACACCAGGACTTCAAAAAACTGTTACTGAATCAGATGAATGTTGTAGTGCGTATGGTGGTACATTAGTACCTATTTCTAATTGGGGTAAAGTGAATGAAGAAAATGTGGGAAGAATTAAAGAAGAATTTGCGAGTAATGTTAATGCAATTAATGTAAATGGTAATGTTTCAAGTTGGGTAGACGATGATTTTAAAAATATTATTAAAAACCTTCTAGATGACAATCAATTAGTAAGTAATATTATGGATGAATCTTGTGTTGATTATGTAACATTTAGAGGTGAAAATTATTGTGATGATTTCGAACAAATTATAACTACCCCTAATGTATGTGCGTTATTAACCCCTCAATTAATAGGTTCATATAGTGAAGTATTAAAACAATATTGGAAATTAATCAACCAATTAAAATTAATGGAGGCGGAATTAACAATATGTAACGATGCTAACCTAAGAATGAGTAATCTTATTGTAGAAACAGATAAAGAACAAATATCTGAAGAAGTAGAAAAAAATAAAAAAGAAAAAGAGTTTAAGAAAAGTATTGTAGATTTAGAAACTAAACATTCACTAAAAAAGAGAGAAGTAAGAGACCTTGATAAACAAATAAATGATATTGTAGAAGTAACTACGGCAATAGATTCAGTAAAAGAAGAAAATTTACCGAAGATAGATTGTAATCTTTATCAAGATCAAATTAAAATTATAGAAAATTTTAATATAGAAGAATTTTGTAGAAATCAAACCAACAATGTATCTGACAATCCAGATGTTGTATTTACTGCATACAACACTTGTTTATCTAATAAAAAAATGGAATTAGGTAAAGAGTTGAAAAAATATCAAGAATTATTCCAAAACTGTGTTAAAAGTAATGTAATTAGTGATGAATTAAGTAAGGCTGAAGCTAATAACGATATAGTAACAAAAAATAGACTTAATAGTGAATATGATATAACCTTAGATAAATTAAATGAATTACAAAGTACTATTTTCTGTGAAGATATAAATGAAGAAAATGATATTTTAAGATCAACTAAAGAACAAGAAAACGATATTAAGAAAAATGTTGATATAGTTTCAAAAATATTAAATGTTGATAGTACAACGATAAGAAAGGGTAATACTACTGATTTAACTGCACCACAAAAAGTAGAAGTTAATAGAGTATTAAGTACACAAAAAGCCGTCTCAAATAAATTAAAAATTAAAAAACTAGAACTTGAAGAAGAATTAGGTACAATACAAAAAAACAGGTTAAAGATAAATGAAGAGTACAAAAAAGAACAAAAAGAAAAAGAAGAGATTATAAAAGATATTAAAACTGTAAAAAATAATTTAGAAAATCAATTACGTAATACCACTCAAAACAAATGTTGTAAAGAAACTTTAGAAGAGGTTCAAGAACTACTTAGAAGTTTAACTAAAACTAGAAATGACATATATTATGATACGGAGGTATTATATCAAGATTGGTATACAACAAGATACAATCAATATTTAGAATTTGTTAAAGATAAAATGGCAACTTCGTTTGAATATATGGATGAACTTACATTAAGTTTTAATTTAGAAGTAGATAATAATACTATAGGTTCTATACCAGAAAACGAGGTAGTAAGTAATTT